CGACGAGCAGCACATCGAACAGCGGGATCGGGGTGCCAGCGACGATGAAATCCCCACCCGCGGTGAACGTGTGGATCGTGTATCCGCCGGAAGTGGTCTGGGTGCCGCCGCTTGTGGAGAACGGGGTCGTACCGGCGCGACCGAACCCGAGAACTTGCACCCCGAGCATTACGACTCGTCCAGGTAGGTGATAATCCACTCGGTGCCACCGTCGATCGAGACGCAGTTGTAAATGCGACGCTCGGCGCTGGCAATCGGCGCAGCAGGGGCGTCCGCGGTCATGTAGTTCGCCCCGGGGATCGTCACCGTGGAGGAGCCATCGCCCGTGACGATGAACGTCATGCGCGCAGCCCTCCCGGTGGCTGGTGGGGCGGTGATCGTGACGGTCACATTACCCGTCAACGTGAAACCCTGCACATTGCCGTCGGTGTAGACCGCGTTGAACGCACCGGTCTTGTTCCCGAGCGCGGCCAAGACCTCATCGTACCCCTGAATGCGGGGCTTGAGCGTCTGCCCATCGAGCGCCGCACCGCTGAGGTTCGTCAGATTCGTGCCGCTTGCGGCGGGGAGCGTCGCCGGAAAGCGTGCGTCTGGCATCGTGCCCGACGTGAGGTTGGTCGCGTTCAGATTATCGAGGTTGATCGACCCGGCGGAGGCGGCTGCGGCAATAGCCGCGGCCTCCGCGTCGTCCGCGAATCCCGAGGCGGCACTGGACGACGCGGCTGCCGCCGCCGCACTGCTCGTGGCGCTACCGGCGCCCCCCGAGGCGGTGGCTGCCGACGCGGCTGCCGCAATCTGCGATGCCGACGCTGCCGCCGCCGCAGCCACCGCAGCAGCCGACAACGCCGCCATCGTATTGTAGAGACTCTGCGTCATCGAGGAACCCGGCGTGAGCGGGGTCCACTCGGTCTCGGAGGGCACTGGCGCGCTCATCCGCCAATCACCCGGCGCGGACGCATCGAGAGAGGTGCGCCCGAGAACCGCTTGCGCATGTGCGCGGCATTGAACTCGCCGACGGCGCCATTGTAGAGGCCCTGCCACACCTGAATGCGGGCGTCATCGACCAGCAACGGCGCCGAGTGAATCAGCGCACCGTAGAGGTAGATGTCCGGCGCCTCCAGGAGCAGCGCGTTGACGTTCGTAGGCGGCGTGTCGTTGAGCGCGGTCACACCCTGCCGATAGGCAATCTCGATCTGGTGCCCGTTCGGCTGCGGCCAGAACTGAATCTGCGGACCGACGATCGTGAACATGCAGGGTGCGCCGCCACTCGACGGGTTGCTCGCCCACAGCGTGTCCATGAATCGAGGGGTCACATAGTCGAGCTTCGTGGTGCCCCCGTCGTCGCCGTTGACGCGCGGCGTGTCCACGAGTTCGTAGAAGTCGCCCGGCAGGTTCTCATATCGCTCGTCCGCGCCCCCATCCGAGACATAGGCCCGGATGATGTCATTCTGGCTCTTGAGGATGCGCCGAATGCTGGCCTCACACATGGTGATCCAGTCCGGGATGAGATCGGTGAGATCGTCGCGCAGCAAGGTGCTGGCGATGGCCGTCTTGAGTCCGGCATAGGTGTCGAGTGCCATCAGAGCACTCCCTTCGGGACGCAGAACCAGGAGCTATACTCGGCGTAGTTGTCCCGGCACCACTGCCGGAACCGAAGCTGCTGCGGATCGAGGTCGTCAATGACGCCCTGCTTCTTGAGCCAGAAATACTTCGCCAGCGGGATCGACCCAACATGGATCAGGTCGCCGTGCTTCTCGACGGCAGACCACGAGTTGAACTTCGCCTTGTTGCGCTCCATCATCCCGCCAACCTCGGTGAAGGTCTCGATGTGGGCAAGGCCGGTGGCTTCATCGTAGTGAAACACCGAGTGCTTGCCCATGTCGGGCCGATTCGAGAGCAGCGAGGATGACAGGCTCATGGTTCGATGACCGCGACGCTGACGATGCCTCCGGCAGTCACCTGAATGACGCTCACGATGTGCCCGCGAGAGATGCGCACGGTCTCCACCCCACCGGCGGGGATGACGAAGCCGTTCACTGACGTGGCGTCGGTGCCCGCGGCGGAGATGTAGACATAGACCGCTGCCGTGGCGGCGAGGCGGATGAACAGCAACGGATCACCGTGCGTGGTGGCAATGGCGGTCGTCTCGGCTGCCGTGCCGCTGCTGGTGAGGTTCTGGACCGTGCTCGGGTCCACATACTTCGGGCGCTCGGTGCTGGACATGATCCCTCCAAGGTGAAAAGTGGGGAAGGGGAGTTGAACCCCTGTTGGGCCAGACGACCATTGGTCATCCTCCCGCCCCGCATACTACGACCGGTGCTTAGGTCGTGGTCAGGTCGAACGCGCCGCCGTGCGCGAGTTCGTTGTCCATCTGGAGACCGTACTCGGTGACCAGGGCCTTGCCCACATAGTCGCCGGTGATCGCCAGGTCGATCGGTGTGTAGCCACGCAGCACTGCCAGCTTGAGGAAGGCATTGCAGATGACCAGCACGTCCCGCTCGCGCATCGCACGCTCGGGGATGAACATGACGGTCTCGAACTGACCCTTGTAGATGTCAGCCACACCGTAGATGGTGCGATCCGAGGCCGCGGAATCCTTCTGCGAGAGTCCGATGAAGCCAGACGCACGCTGAATGTTCACGGGCCCCATGTAGACCACGCGCTTGCCGGGAGTCCCCGAGGAGGTCCAGCACTTCTGGAGCACATCCTTGAGGATCGTCTCGGTAAGCACTCGCTGCGTGCCGTCGGTCCGTGTACCGGTGCCGTCCGCCGCCGACGGGTTGGCCGCTGAGCCAGTCCCGATGTTGGTGTTCGTCTTGATCCACGACAGGATCGTTGCGGTGGTACCCGCCACGCCTGCCGAGCCAGCCGCCTTGGCCTGGTTCGCGCTGACCAGATTCTTGTTCTGGTCCCGCTTGAGTTCGATCCCGGCGCGCATCATGGCACGCATCAACTCGCCTGCGCGTCCATGCCGCGAGGTGGCCTCCACGGTGTTCGACACCGCGATCGCCTTGCTGGAAATCTGCATCTCGCTCGACAGTTGCGTCGGCTGTGCCGCTGCAACGGTCGTGTAATCCTTGCCCTGCGCATCGAGGTTCGAGGCGCTGGCCGCGGCGAGCGACTGGACCAACCACTTCCAGGTCGTGTTCGCGGGCTTCGGGGCACTGCCGAGGTTCGACAGGAACGGGGTTTCCTCGGGCGTCACATCCCGAATCTTCCCGTCCACGGCTTCCTTGATGGCGACCGTGTTGAACGTGAGCAGTTCGTTGTCATAAGGAGCAGGCATGTTGGCCTCCTATTCTGGCGGATGACCGCCGGTTACTTGTTTCGCTTCTTCTCGGACCGCACGAGACCCATCAGGGAATCGGCGGCATCGTCAATGCTTCGTGTCTCGGCAAACTTCGCATCTCGCTCGGTCTGCCCCTTGTTCCCGGCCTTGGACTTCGTGACGCCTGGTCGAAGCGTCGGCACCTTCTCGCCCTTGGGCGCAGGCTTCGGCTTCGGCTTCTTCGTCAACCGCATTCCTTCGTAGGCCATTGCCAGCAGGCGCATGAGCCGGTGATCCGTCACCCGATTCATGTCCTCCGCATCATAGCCAGCCGCCTTCGCAGCCTCGGTCATGTTTGCCAACAGCTTCGGTGCCTTCTCGGCATCCTTGAGGTCGGGCATGACCACCAACAGCTTCGAGAACTCTGCGGCCTTCGTCGCGTCCACGGCTCCCTGATTTTCCTTCGCGGTCCGGGCAGCGAGTTCGTCACTCGCCTTCTGGACCCGCTGACGCTGCTCGGCCCGATGTTCCCGCTCCAGGCGCAACTGCATTGCCCTCTCCGGGTCCGTCCGAGCCAACTCGACCAGCTTCTCGGGTGTCGAGTCGGCATCTTCGCCGTCGAACACCTTGAGCACACCGGCCAGCGCCGTTTGCAACTCCGTGCGTTCGGCCTGGATCGCCTTCACCTGCTCGGCGCGTTCAGCCGTCTTGCGCGAGTAGTCCGCTTGCCGCAGGTATCCCGCCTTCGCTTCTGCTGCCGTTACCGGAGTGGACTTGCCCTCGTCATCGAGGGTGAACACCACGGTTTCCGCAGCGACGATCTTGGGTGCGACTGCATCGTCCTCATCGCTCTCCTCGTCCGACTCCTCGTCGTCCGAGTCCTCGTCGTCCGACTCATCGTCGTCCGTGTCCTGGCCCTCGTCGTCGTCCGACGCATCGTCGTCGCCGCTCTGATCCGCGGTGCTGCCATCCGCGCCGGTGTCCTTCTCGTCATCGTCGGCATCCTCCCCCTTCGGGGTCCCTGTGCCCATGATGAGCGCCGTCAGCGCATCCGCAGTACCCTCTACACTTGTATCCTGCCCCTTGTCATCAGCCATCGTGAACTCCTCACCAGTTGTTACCAGTATTAGGGGGTGCCCTATTGCTGGCGATCCTGCGTCGCCGCGGCACGATCGAACGCCTTGATCTCCGATTGGAGGGCAGAATCGAGTCGTTCCAGGGTACGCAGGCACCAGTACGCTTCCTCGCGCGTTCGTTCATCTTCCGGTGTAGACCGGCGGATGGAATCGAATGCTTCGAGGTACAACTTCTCATACGCCCGGCGAAACGCCGGGTCCTCCGTCAACGACCGCGCCTGAATGGCGAATCGCTGCATCTGGAGCAGGTCAGCCATTGGCCGGTGCTCCCGTCGGTGCAGGCGGCGTGGCGGTCGCGGCCTTCGCCGCCGCATCCGCAATCGCCTTCACCCGATCCGTCTCGGCGGTGTGTGCGGCGACGTGACGGTTGATCTCCGCGATCATCTGCGCCTCATCGAAGATGTCGCCCGACTTGGCCTCGATCTTCGCGATCTCGACCCGGAAGTCGAGCATGTCCTTCTCGCGCTGGCGTGCATCCTCCATGCGAGCGATCTCCCACTTGAGTTCGATCTCCGCCTTCGTCTGCTCCGCCTTGAGTTGCATCTTCGACATCGCGTTCTCCAGGAGCACTTCCGCGTCCGTCTTTCGCGGCGGTGGTGCCGGGGGCTTCCAATCCTTCGGCACCGGATTGTACGCCATGTCCGAGTCCGGGAGGCCGCGCAGTTCATCGAGCTTGGCGAGGGTGTCGCGGTACTGCGCGACCGTCACCATCGGGTTCTCCGCCCCGTACAACTGGAGAATCCCCTCCTGGGTCATCTTGCGCTCGGTGAGCGCCTGAATCTCCATCTCGACACCCCCGACACCGACCCCGACCTCCACCTCAACATCCATCTCACTGTTCCACGTCCGCGGATCGACCGAGACCCACTCCCCGCGGAGCAGGACCATGCGCGCCTGGGTCTGGTTCCGACACAGGAGCCGGCACAAGCCACCATACAGTTCGCGCATCCCCTCGCCGAACAACCGGCAGATGATCTCCTGTTCCTGCTGCGAACCGGAGAGCGTCGCCGCGACGGCGAGCTTGGAACTCGACTGCATCGCGTCGGCATCGAGGCCCTGCGAAGGACGCGACTGGCGCGACCGCTCCTCGCGCTCCTTGTCGAAGTATTCGAGCAGGCCCATCGTGGCCTGCGGATTGAAGTCGTACCGGATCGGGGCGATCTGCCCCGGTGCCCGTGTGCGCACGATCTGGCTGATGTCCGGATTGAGCAGGTCATCGAGTTCGACCATGTGCTCGACCACTTCGAGCCGCGGGTCGAGGGCCAGGGCCGCGCCATCGAGCGACATCCGCATGAGGTCGGACTTGATAAGCTGGAGGTCCATGACGTTCGGACCCGGCGCCAGGCCGAAGAACGTGTGCGGCTCGGGGTCCGGATCGAACGACGCGAACGGGATCTCACTCACCGGCTCCCAATGCAGCAGCGTGAAGTTGGACCCGTCGCCGATCCCGCACGCCTTGATGAGTTCCGGGAAGTCATCGCCGTCCATGTCGGCACGGAGATACGCCTCGTGGTACGTCACCGGCTGCTGGAGCACGTTGCCCGACTCGGACCCGTGGAACGGCGCGATGCTGGTGCCACTCGGGGCACGCGCCGCGACTTCCGGCGACCAGTTGAGGATGCGCGTCCCGGCGTGCGGCACCAGGTCGTCCAGGTCGTAGCCGAGCGCCACGAGTTCGCCGGTCAGCATGACGCGGCGGTGATCGAGGAACCGGGCCGTCTTGATGTCCCGTGCGTCGCGACAGATGAGCACTTCCTCGGGCGGCACACAGCCAAAGCGCGCCTTGCCGACGTGCTTGACGACACGCTTCGCGACCGCGGAGTAGAGCTTCGGCGCGTTGATCGGGCCGTCCTCCTCATACACCCGCAGGTCCTCGATCTCGGGATCGTTGGCGAGGAGCATGATCGCGTCCTCATCCTGCCCGGAGTAGGTGTCGGTCGTCACTTCGCGCGCATCGTCCCACCACCACTTGATGATGCCCTTGTAGCGCACCAGCGCGTCCTTCACCGTCGCGTAGACTTCGAGGAACCCGTTGTTGTCCGTCTGCATGACGACCTTGTTCACGAACTCGGTCGCCTGCTCGGCGCCCCCGACATCCTCGGCACCGACCGGGCGGTAGCGCATCCGGCGGCGTCCGCCGAAGAAGGTGCGCATGATGCTCGGGGTGAGGGCCTTGACCACGGCGAGCACGTCGCGCGAGACGACCTTGCTGCGTCCGATCTCCTCGTTGCCGAACGGCTCCCCCATGTAATACTCGGTCGCCTTGGCGCGCTTCTGACCCATCTCCGTGTCGATGAACTGGAGCGCGTCGGGCAACTCCATGTTGATGATCGACTCCAGGTCCTCCTCGGGATCGTTGCTCGACTCCCCCAACAGGTTCGCACTACGGGACGCCACCGCGCGCGCCTCGGTGGAGGTGTCGCCTGCGCGCTGAACCGCATATTGAGGTGTCTTGGTCGCCATTCCTGCTCCTTTAGCTCATGGTGCGACGCTCGGGGGCGTCCCATCGCTGTGACAAGTCAGACCCGCGGGGGTCGCTGCCGTCGGATCGGTCCCGTGGATCGTCCGGCCCCAGCCCCGCTCAAGTACGCCGCTCGTCCCGCGAACGTCATCGCCAGGGCGTCCGCCATGTCCGGCGATCCGGCCTTGCGCTTCTTCAAGTCGTCCTTCGACTCGACCAGCAGCTTGCCGGTCGGCGGGAAGGCGTACCGCACCATCGTCAACTCGGTGATGAACCGCTGCGCCCGTGCGTAGGACTCATGGCCCTTGGGTGGCATCTCCGGCAGGGCGATCGCCTTCGTCTCGAACCACTCGCGCATCTTGAACCACAGTTCCGAGCGCAGATTCGCGTACCCGGCGCCGAGGTAGGAGGTCGCCTTGTCGATCGTGGTCGATTCGCCCACGTTGACGCCCATGACCGGCAGCTTCGACTCGCGCGCGCGATCGACCACGCCCGCACCCCACCCGATGATGTCCACCAGGATCTCTTGCGGCGCGGGGGAGGCGACGTCGAACATATTCTTGAGCCGCCCCGCGAGTTGACCGGTGTCCTCGTTCCGGTACACCACCGGCCACGCCTTCAACCGCCGCGGCGTGCGTCGCGTGAAGGCCGAGGCGTCGTCGCCCGAGCGCGCCACGTCCACCCCCCAAAACTCGATCTCGTGCCCGGTGTCGCGGATGTCGCGCCCAATGGCATCCATGACCAGGTGCAGCGGAATGATCGTGTTGGAATCCGACCGCGGGAAGTTGCCCTTGACGCGGATGCCGAACTCGTTCGACTCGCGCCCATACTTGCGCGCCATCGTCTCGATCCAGACGCGATCGACGGTCTCGATCTCCTCCGAGTCGATGTGATAGCAGGTCCAGTCCTCGACGGCCTGGTTGTGCGTCTCGAAGAAGTAGCCGCTCGACCGCACCGGGTTGGAGGTGAGGAGCATGATCGAGTTCTTCGACGCCATGCTGCCTGCGGACGACTCGAACACCGGCTCCGGGATACCCGACGCCTCGTCACCAACCAACAGCACGAAGTCCGAGTGCTTGCCCTGGAGGGCTTCCGGCGTCTCCGCGCGGCTCGTGGCCGCGGCAATGAACGCATCCTCGGGTGCCGCGGCGAGCGAGATATTGTCCGACTTGATCGTGAGCAGCGCGGCGATGTCGGCGGGCAGCTTCCGCGCCCACAACTTCATCTCCGCCATGAGCGCATCTTCCAGCTGGCCCTTCGTCGGCGCGGTAATGATGACCTTGCACCGGTAGCGGGTGCAGATGACCCACAGCGACAGCCACCCAATCACGGTGGACTTGCCGACGCGGTGGCCCGAGCGGACCGAGTGCTGCCGATCCTTGGCCGTCCGCTCCTCCACCGGCAGCGCCCACGTCCGCGCAATCGCGTACATGAGCTGGATCTGCCACTGATACGGCGCGACGCCCAACACCTCGCGCACGAACTTGACGGGGTCGTGGTAGTAGGTGCGACCCCACGCATAGAGGGGGTTGTCGGCGTGGTCGAGTGGCGCGGTCACGTCGCTCATCGGAGCAGCTTCGTGAGGAAGCGCGTCTGGTGCATGAACGCCAACCCGGACGCTTCACACACGCTCTCCTCCTGGTCGTTCGTCGGTCCGTGGTGCGCGCCCGTGTCGTACATCGCCGCGTGACCGATCTCATGCAGCAACGTCGCCCACAGCTGCGCCGGGTCCATGTCCGCCTGGAGCACGATGCGCCGCGGCGCCGCGTCCCAATAGCCGAGCACGTGCATCATCCGCCGGGAGTAGGGGCGCTTGATCCGCACCTTCGCCTGGAGCACGATGGCGACCTTGCCCCCGGCAAGCGTGATCTCCGTCGGGATCTTCGGCCACTTCCGCTTCTTCGGGAGTGCGGCGGTGGGGTACTTTCCCTCGCGCACGACGCCCTTCACGCCAGCCCCAACAGTTCATCGAGTGTGGCATTCTCGTCGGGCGTCCCGACCACCTCGAACTCCGCGTCGGCGATCGTCCCGTCCAGCAGCCCCTTGGGCGGCGGGGGTGGGTTGCGGTTCAGGTCGCGCGTCGCCGTCAGGTGCATCCCGCCGATATTGAGCACCACGTTCGCGGCCTGGTTGGCGGGTCCGAACCGTCCGCGGTTGAGCACGCCTGCGTGCCACTTCGCGAGTTCCGACCGCGCGATCGCCATGCGCACCTTCTCGCTCCCCATGAGCGACGCCTCGTCCACACCCTCCAGGATTTCCTCGGACTCCCCGGCCTTGCTCTCGGCGGCGATCTCATCGAGCGCCTTCCACGCCGCCCATCGCTCGGGCGCGGCGGGGTCCTTCTTGAGCCACTTGTCGAGCACGAATACGCCCGTGCCCCACTTCGTCGCGAGCTTGCGCCACGACAGGCCGTCGGCCCGGTCCTGGAACACCTCGACCTCGTTGGCCGAGAGATGCGCTTCCTGCTCGCGACGAATCGGATGCCCGGCCATCAGTCGAACTCCGCGCGGGTGATCGAGATGCCGACGTAGACGCCGAACAGGAAGGCAAGGATGACCTGGACCGCCGCGATCACAGGTCGCGGTCCGCGAAGAAGCTGAACACGAGCTCGATCGGATAAAAGCGATACTCGATCGCTGCGCCGACGACGATGCCAAAGATGAATGCGAACATGAGGCCTCCGGGTTAACGGGAAGTCGTGAGTATGGTCCGGACGAGATTGAGGCCCGACCTATCGCTTTCCCGCGAGAGGGGATTTTCGGGAAAAGTTGCGGGGAAGCAACATCCTTTTTGAAATCCGGGAGCGGGGAAGCAACAGGTTGCTCAAAAGCAACATCCTTTTTGAAATCCGGGAGCGGGGAAGTGTGTTGGGGTGGCCAATGCAACGGCCCCCTATGGATTGACGAGGTGGGGGGCTTACTCTTTGTTAGGGCTTGACGGTTCAACAGGCGACGTAAGGGGGTGACCACAGCTGTTTAGGTAGCGGGCTACCCGCCGGCCCCGATGCCGTAAGTTGTCGCGGTGTAACGACTTAGCTAATGCGGTGACTGATAATAGGGATTATGTTAAGCTGGTTGGCTCTCGACCGTGCGGCGGGCTAAGTCGTTGTCCCTGCTACACTTAGCCCAGTAATCAGGCCTGGCCATCTAGTCGGCGGGGTTAGGTCATCCTCTCATGCGGCAACGTGTCATGGTCGATGCCCGCCCACGCCCTCAACACTACCCCCTTGTCATCCTGCTACCCCTCTCCGGACACTTCTGCCCCCTCTCCGGACACAATTTTAAAGAAGTGTCCGCCCTACAAGCCGCGCGGCGCTTGAGGTTCGGACACTTTTTACCAACCCCATCTAATAAGAGTCCCACGTCTCCCGACCATATCCCCCAATACACAGAAAACATGCAACATATCACACTATCCCCACCGCCGCGAA